TTAACTCCTTTGTTTGAGTTTACTCATATAGGTCGTATTTTAAAGCCTGTGCTCTTGCTTCGTCAAAATTTTCCGGCTTCACATTAGACAAAGATTTAGAACCTTTGTGTTTAACGGATGCTTCGGGAATTGACTTGCTGGCATCGGCTTTCTTTAACGTCTTAACCGCCTTTGAGAATGAACTATCTACAGCAGCCTTATGATAAGTGAGCACGAATGCATCTTCAAGATTGCTCATCCCTTTATTGATCGCAGTATTCAAAACTTCTCTAACAGCATTATCTTTACCATCAAGTTCTGGATGGTTCTTGATTAATACCTGGATGTCTCGTTCTACCGCTTGTTGGGCTTCTTGCATCTCTATCTTATCTTCCAACTCCTGGATCCGATTATCTATTGGATCCTTTGTGTCCTGTGTTTGAGCATTTTCATTAGGCTCATCAGTTTCCTGGAATAGAGTGTGGTCCTCACCAAGGTAATCCTTGAGAGTCTCCATAAGGTCTTCATCTTTCTTTAGATCATCAAACTTTTTCTGGGTTACAGTCAAAGCCTTCCGATCATCAGAAAGTTGTTGTGCCTTTTGGGTATTGGATTTCTGCCAATCGCTTCTGTTCCGAGAATCATCTATTGCTAGTCTGATATCATCAAGCGAATAACTTTTTCCATCCACTTCTACGCTAGTATCTACTGGTGGGGTTTCAATTTCAGATTCAACCGGTTGCTCAATCTCTTGAGTCTGGCCTTCTACGGTGGCTTCCTCACCGTTGGGTTCACTAGGGGCTTCTGTAGGCTCTGCTGCTACTTCTACTTCTCCGACCACAAGCGAAGCTGCAACATCTGCTTCAACTTCAGCACCATAGATCCCGCCTTCAATATTTTCACTCATGCTGTTTTCCTCCAACAAAAGTTAATTTTTCATTGTTCATTTGGTGAATAAAATCCATCATATTTATATACTATCCAAATATATCTGATCATTTTCTTTTTATTATGTTCTTGATCTCATATTTTCAGGGAGTCTATCTATTAGTGTAGGATCTTGCTCAAACTTTTTCATAATATCATCCTCATTGGTTCCCAGATTTGCCATTTCTTCGGGAGACATGGGTTCTGCATTACCAGATTGTGTTTTCTGTGCTTCCATTAAGGATCTTATAAGTCTTTCTTTTCCTGGTAGTTCTATGTTCTCCAGGATATATAGCGGATCCGTAACAAGACCTAGTTGCATAAGCTGCATGATTTTCTGTTCAATCCACTCTCTATTCTCCGGTAACATTGATCCAGATCTGGCTCTAACTTCAAAGTTCATCCCTTGGAGCATAGCACCTATATATTTCCGGTCCTGCATTCCCTGATCTGTTTCAACACTTGTTAGATGTTCTTCTGTTCCAAGATTTACAATCATAGCTATCCACATACTGCCAAGAGTTTGAATTGCCTGGTCCACAGACCTTGCCTTGAAATCAATCTTGGTAGTGGAAGCCTGGCGATAGATCTGTGCCTGGACACCACTTGTTACATTAGCATCAGCTTTACCCTGGGTTGCCTTGTTAACCCCACTAATAGTTTCAAACATATCTCCTAGCAGCGAATAAAAATTGAATACATAACTTGGCATACCAGCTGGTTGCAGCATGGTCACTTGACCAGGTCCACGTTTCCGGATTACACTACCAGGTTTATTGTTTATTTGATCTACTACATCTGTAGTCTCATCAGCTACCCACATTGGATTGGCCATTAAGTGGGTATTGTCCATCATTTGACTGGCTAAACGATCTAAAGATAAGTTTAGAGACTTTAATCTCTTTGGTTCCGGCTTACCCCAAAAGCTATGTGCTGATCCACCATTCTTTAATACTATAAAAGGGAATGGACTAGATACATGATTCTCTTTAGTTAAAAATGGATACCTGGTTGGACCATCATATAATAAAACACCATTGGCAATAGTTGTCTGCCGAATTAATCCAGGATATTTATCTATCTCATGTGGTTCTTCTTCTGGATCATCAGCTTCAATATATTCCTTTGTATAATCCCTGGCGTAGCACTCAATTAATAGTGCTCTCTCTTCTAGATCCTCCATGGCCCTGGAAGAGTTTTCATAATAGTTTGTTTCTGAACCGGTGGTATCAGTGACCTGGACCACATCATCCCCACCAACTTGAGCATCATTAATCTTTAATGCTTCGTACTTATCAAGTTTTGATTCTGACTTTACATATTTACCATTCTCGTACTTTTCCCGGATCTCCCATAATGGGGTTGGTGCTGCATAAATAACATACTCTGCATTCTCCAACTTCGTTGCTGATGGATTCACAAAGAAAGCATAAGGATCTACAACATCAGCATCTGGCAAATCATCGTCCTGGAAATGGACCTTTAAGATTCCATTACCATATACCAGATAATCTAATAACCAATCCGGGGTTAAATTTTGCATATCCCTAATTACCCATAACTCATCCATTTGCTTTTGTAATATCTCTGCTGCTTTTGTAGATATGTCATCTCCACCTACAGCAATTATATCAATTCGGGGTGGACGGTTAGAAAGAATTGGGATCATTGTATCTATAGCACTAGCAATAAGATCTAGCGTAACCTGGTTCTTAAATGCTGGCATATTCATGTTGGTCCAGTGATCACCCATATATAACCGTTCAGCTTCCCGCCAAACAGTGGTTGTATTTTCCCTGGCTCGAAAACACATATCAAACATAGCTTCATTTTTCTTGATTATTTTTTCGTGTTTACGGGTTGGTTTATATGCCGCTTCAGTTTTTTTCTTTGCCATTAGTTTGCCTCTATCTCAATTCCATTTAAAATTTGTTGTGTTACCTGATTAACGATAGTAATAAGTGCCTGTCTATAATCAAAAGATATGGCACCCAATGCTTCTATACGTTCTATTTCTTGGATTACATTACCTACTGCTGGGATCTCTTTCTCTTCCCATTCTCCAGTCTCTGGATTAAACCATTGCAGACTTAAAGGTCTAGTTATCATGCTCTGATCCCTTGATAATCCGTTTCTTCTGATAATAATTTATCTAATTCCTTCTGTAGCCATGGCTTCTGTACTACCTTGGTTGGAGATCCTACATAATGTAAAAAATACCTCATTTGATCAGCATGGTGGTCCTCACCCTTTGTGTTTAGATCCTCCGGCCTTTTCTCATCGTGGACTAGGGTTGGGATTGTTCTTATAAAATTTGGACAGGTTGAAAATACTTTTAACTTTGGCGGCTGCTCTGCATAGTGATCTAGGTACTGACGGCATAGGTTCCAACCATTAACTCTTTCATTATTAGCTTTAAATAGATTGACTCCAGCACGATTTAAAATATCAGCAATGCTCATATTACTTGGTGCTACTACATCGCTCCTATTTGTGTTCTGTGGATTACGGATCCACATACTAGGATCTCCTACTGACATCATATATTCTTCTTGACCACTTAATTCTAATATCCTATCTATGTGGTGACTTAACTCTTGGCCAGCTTCGTAATGCTCACGATATAAGTAAACATTCCCGAAAAAGTCTACAGCCCACCAACCACAGGCAAATGGGGCTGCAAAACCATAGTCAATAGATCTATACCGGTACCACTCATATGGTATGTCGAAAGGCTCTACTACATGAATGTCATGCCGCCACTTTTGAAAGAACTGTCCAGAGAATACATCCCAATCTCCATCTAACCAGGCACGCCTTAATTCATCCGGTAATGCCTTCAAACTCTCAATATACTCCGGATCTTCACGCATAATAGTAGGGTTATCTGTTACCTTACTGGGTATAAAAATCCGTGATTTTCTGCTTTTCTTGTCAAAGTGTGTTTTGTTCTTGGCACTATCTACAAACCTGGCCTTCACCCAACCATGGCCAGGACCCCCGGGGTTTGTTGTCGCAAATACCTGGGACGAGATCCCTGGAATTGTACTTCTTGCTGATGAGATTAATCTTAAATAATCTAACTCATTAGGGATTAGAGTTAACTCTTCAATTGCAATTTTCTGGTACTCCTGGCCAAGATACTTTGTCCAGGCATCTTCATTACTCAAGTGACCGGTCCAGATCTTGGCTCCAGATGGAAATTCAAACTGGGCTGGATTTCCGGTTACCTTTACTCCCATATAACGGTACATATGCTTGGCACGATCTATCCAGTCCTTCAGATCATCGTAATTACGCCTGATTACTAAACCCCTGTATCTAGGACTCTTTATATAATCCGGCTCTACCATCCAGACTGTCATTGCTTCAGTCTTTCCTCCACCCCTGGATCCACCAAATAAAATCTCTGATTCCTTACGGGTTAATACTTTAGTCTGGGGACCCGGATGGGGCTGCCATATGACTCGCTCTTCCATTGTCAATTATTAGCTATTATTAGTTTTGAATCATTACTCATTTATATCTCCTATTATGTCGAGTATTTTCGACTTACTACTATATAAGAAACAGATATTAGCCATTAATACCTTTAGCTCTTGTATAGCTCTTGTACGCACAATTGCGTTACGCAATCCCACAGCACTCAACAGAGCCGTCCAAGCAGTGGGATAGTGGGACGGACACTAAATGTAGCATAATTCGCACATTATCTTTCTTTCCCAATAAATAGTTTCTAATGATTTCTTTCATTTCAAGTGGGTAGTCATACTACCCATTTACTTCTTTTCCTTATCCGCTTTTGCTTTAAGGGCTTCTTTTGCTTCCTTTTCATAGCGACCATCTCCCCAGCCTGGGTAAAATTTGTCCCTAAAAGATTTTTCTAACTTTTCACTCCAATCCAATAAGCTAATATCTGGAAAGTGTTCGTTTAACCATTCTTTTCGCTTTTTACATCCAGGACATTCTGGTAGGTTAGTAAAATTCGAAATCACAGTTGCGACATAATCACCTAGTGGTTTACTCATTTGCTTTCTATCCTTCCGCTTTTATGTATTATTGATACTTCAAATTCCTTGTGTGAATAACAGTAGGCCTCTATTAGTACGGCACCATAACCCCAGGGAATTGGAGAAAATTCTGCTGGATTATATCTATGATATACTCCCTCTAGATCCTGTATGGTTATTATTTTCTTTAATTCTGAATCATTCAATACCTCCATATGAGAACACCCCATTAAAGCAACTAATATAATTACTATTATATATTTCATCCTGGTACCATAATCC